TGAACTTGGGCACCAGGAGGAACAGCAGGCACTCAGAAAATTATAGCTAGCGGTCTTCAAGCCGGTATGTTTGACCCTACATGGTTTAGTGCTTCATCTGGCGGAGGTGGTGCTTATGTGAAAAAAACATTTACCATGTTCTACGATTGCCGTTACATTGCTGTTACTCCGGGTATTGCTGACATGCTTTCCGGAGGAACTACAACTACAGGTGCTTCTATGGTCGACGGACAAGATGCACCAAATGCTGAGTATTATTTAGGTTATATCGACCCAACAACATTGATACTTTCTGCTGCTGGCGGTAAAGGAGGCATGAAAGCAGACAGTACTAATCCAACTACAGCAGCGTTAGGAGGACAAGCCTCAGATTGTTATGGTTATGATGTTGCATACTCTGGAGGTAACGGAAGCCTAGCCTCTGCTCATCCAACAACAGGGCTACTGATACATCCCGTTGGTGGAGGTAGTGCAGGATCTAATGCTAACGGTAATGCTGCAACTTGGATAACTAGAGGTGTATCACCTTCAATAACTTACGAACTAAATCCAATAGCTGTACGACACGGTAGTGGAACAGCAGACGATGACATCTCTTTAACGCATTATTCTGCCGACCAATTTACACACGGTAAAGGCGGACCTATAATGTCTACCACTGTTCGCGGTAATGGTAATGGTTTAATCCGAGCCACAATGGAGATGGCCGGCGATAGACACATAACTTTTACTCAGTCAGGAACATGGATCTGCCCTGCAGGATTAACAGTTATAACCTTGTACGGTGTTGCCCCCGGAGCAGGTGGTGGTGGTTGCGATAGTGATTCAACTAGTAATGCAGGAGGTGGTGGTGGTGGTTGTTACGGCACATCTTTAGTTTCTGTAACTCCGGGTAAGGTATACACGGTAGTTATAGGAGAAGAAGGTCTAGGTGGTCTGCCGGGAGAAAATGGAACAGATGCGGGTAATGTTCTACTTAAAGATGGAGACACAGTACTATTCAAAGTAGTAGGAGGTAAAGGTGGTTTTGGAGCAGTAAGTGGTGCTTACGGTAGTGGTGGTTTAGCTGGAGCAGCATCCGAATGCGTAGCAGATACTGCCTACTCTGGAGGAAACGGCACATCAGGAGGTAACCTGTATAGTGGTGGGGGTGGAAGTGCTGGAGGACGATTTAGTAATGGATTTACCAGTACATCATCCACATTATTAAACGGTGATGTGGTCTTCTCAAAAGGAGGTAGAATTCTCTACTACTTTCAAGACTCATTCGGTAGAGGAGGCGACGGTTGTAACCGATCAAAACCCCTACCTGATAGCCCGAAAGATATTTTAACCGGCCACGTTTACGGAGGTGGTGGTGGGGGTGCTGGTCTAGGTGGTAATATTCCCGGAGCAGATGGTGGTAAAGGCTATCTGACGATTCAATGGGAATGGTAGTACTTACATAAAAATAGCCCACTGTCTTACAATTAGACAGTGGGCTATTTTGTTCTCTACTTTTCTTTCTCAGGAATCATCACATACACAAGCTTATCAATAGCTCGTGTAATAGCTACAAACTTCAAGTTGTACTCTTGTTTAATTGCTTCCTTAGTCTTAGCCATGAAGTGTGGAACATTCTTTGGATTGAAAAAGTAAACAGTGGATGCTTCCAATCCTTTAGCTCTGTGAATGCTGCTGAGTCTGATTGTTCCTCTCTCTTTGTCATTGAAAATCTGTCTGACAAAATTAAGCAAATCATCAGAAGTCTTGCATTCATCTGCCAGTGTCACGATGCAATCAGCCTGATCATTCACAGCAATCTGTCTAGCCTCAGTGTTATATCGTTTCATCTGTAGCAGTTTAACCTGATGCTCTCTCCACTCTTCAACAAGCTGACACAGTTCAATCACATCAACATTCTGTTTCTTAGTCAGTTTGTTGATAAGCTTAACCAGTCCTGCACCAATTGACCTACCAACTACGGTACAGTGCTTCTTCTCTTTCACCAATCTCCATGCAATTTTCATAAGTGGTGCATTAACTCTCGACACCAACATATCCCCTTCAACGAGTTGCATAGCAGCTTCTTCAATACTATCTACTACTCCTTCAGGATTAGTATCACCGGCATTGATTGCATCCCCTACAATCTTCTGAGCCTCTTCTACGATTCGCTTACCACAACGGTAAGTATAGCTAAGAGGCAGAGTATCGACTACGTCCATGCTTTCCTTAATCTTGTCAAAGCTATCTGTCTGTGCTCCTGCGAAAGCAAAGATAGCCTGATTAGGATCACCAACGAATACAAACGTAGAGCAATCCTGATTAGTAATAAGCTTTAGTTTCCCATAGCTCAAGTCTTGTGCTTCGTCAACAAGAATACAGTCAGCCTTAATACTGAATCCGTAACGTGCAGGCAGGTAAATCATATCATCAAAGTCAAGAGTGATTCCCTTAACAGGTTTCGCCTTGCTGAAAGCAGTGTGCTTAACGTTAGCAGTCTGCGGAGCTAGAATACTTCCTTCAGTAATCACATGCTTAACAGCGTCAATACATGCTTCAGCCGAACTCGTGAAAGAGTATTCAGCGTCAAGTGCCAACGCTTCCAGAAGATCAATATCAATTTCTTCTTCAGTAACGACATTGTCTTTACAGAGCTTGACCAGTTCCTTAACGTCATCAAGAATTGACAATTGAACCTTAGATAGTTCCTTCATCATCTTGACACCACAAAACTGCTGATACAGATTTGCTGTTTTGAAGTTGTCAGGTCTGCCAAGTTTGATTCCGTTCTCTCTCAACACTCTGCATCCGAGAGAATGAATTGTTGTAGCTGTTCCAAACTTCAAACGTTCTTTGAGTTCATCAGCAATTGCATTATTGAAAGCACACACAATCACATCAGACTGCGGTGTAATTCTCTTACCGATCCAACTCCAGATTTCTTGCTGCTCATGAGACGGTGTAAAAGGTAGGTCTGAAGCTTTCATCACTTTCGATGCGATGTGCAGACCGTTTACGATGGTTGTTGTCTTTCCACTTCCTGCCGTTGCGTTGACGATCAAAGCCGATTTCATATTTCTCTTCCTCAGTAAATGACAAAAGCGGCATAGTTGCCGCGTGACATTTTCTATTCTACATTTCGTTCAATATCTGCAAAGCTGAAAATTCAGAAAAACTCAGAAAAATAAAATCTTAGAAAAATCAGTTGACAACCATTTGACCCCCGGATAGTATTCCCTTCGTCCGCTGGCAGTCGTCACAAAACAGCCATAACGTTTGTCAGCATTTTCGTCAAAAGGTTCTTCAGTAGAAAGACCCCTAAAATGGCCAAGTTGATCAGTGTTCTCGGTAAAATGCGTGATAGTGAAAGTGCAATCAAGTCCGCCACATGCACGATCACCCATGAAATGGTTCCAGCCATCATGGAATTCAACACCAACAATCGTCCTGTAAGCAAGGGTAAGGTTGCCCTTTACGCTTCAGAACTGCTCAGAGGTAAGTGGGCACTCAACGGTGAGCCTCTGATTTTTGGTATCGACGATGAAGGAAATGAGCAGTTGATTTCTGGTCAGCATCGTCTGTTGGCTCTTGAGAAAGCAAACGAACTCTACAACGAAGATTCTGAGAAATACCCTGATGCTGTTCTGGAGATGCATACAGTTGTAATCTACGGTGTTGCAGTTGACACAGCGGACACAGTGGATCAGATCAATCCTCGATCACATGGAGATGTTCTCTTCCGTGATGAATGGGTCAATTCCCAGATCCCAGAAGAATTCAAGAAGACAACTTCAAAGCGTGCAGCATGGTGTAAAGCTCTTGGTGGTGCTGCTCGTCTGGTTTGGCTTCGTGCAGGTGGTGCTACTGTTTCTTCGGCACCAAAATTTCTGACCAGTGAGATGCTGGAATTCATCAAGGAAGATCATCCATCGCTGTGTACTTTTGTTTCCGAAGTGCTCACTGCAGCAGACGGAAAAGAAAATACAGGTCTGCGAATGTCTCTCCCTTACGTTGCTGCTCTGAGTTACGTAGCGTCTCTGGATGCTGTCGATAACTATGAAGCAGAAGTGAACGAAGAAAAGCATGAGAAGATTTCTCTGTTCCTCTCACAGGTTGCTTCTGGTACAGGTTACGCTCCGGGTTCTCCAGCCCATGCAATTACTCAGTACTGGAACAAGCTGACTTCTGAGCCGGGCAGTAAAGATCGTGACCTTGAATGGGTAGCACCGTTCGTGAAATGTCTCACTGCTCTGGTCAACGGAACAGGCTGCAAACCTTCTGATCTGAAGTTGTCAAAGAAGGAAGCCGACAACTACCGAAACGTACCATCTCTGATTCCGGGATGGGACACTGTTATGTTCGAGTACGCTCGTGAACTCGAAACAAAGACAACAGAAGAACGTGAAGCTATTCGTATCCAGAAGGAAGAGGAACGAGCAGAGCGTAAACGACTGGCTGAAGAAAAGAAGCTTGAAAAAGCTGCTCAGAAGGAAGAAGAACGACTCCGCAAGGAAGAAGAGAAAGCCAAGAAAGCAGAAGAGAAAGCTGCTGAAAAGGAGGGAGAAGTTCCACCACCTAAGCCAGCAAGTGCTGTAGGTAAGTTTCTGAAGAAGAAACCTCCAGTGCCTGTTAAGTCCTAATTGTCAATCGGCTACGCATCTCGTATCCTGCAAGCGAGATGTGGGTAGGAGTGGTGACGCCTCCAGATAGCTCCGGAACCCGTAACCGGAAAATAATAGTGTGGTAGGCTAGGATGCCGTTCTGATCGTCGCCTGAAGATCAGAGCCACACTTTTTGTACTCGGACGGTGTAGTTTGAGTAGTAGCCTACTGTTCATGAAGTCACAGTAGGCTATTTTTACCCCTACAGAAAGCCCCCTACAATGCTTCTGCATAAGATTAGTACGTCCTGTGGTGGTTATGTTCGTCTTGTTGATGTGATGGGAACAGATAAGAGTATTGCTGAAGCTGCCAGAGTTAGCTTCGGAGATGGTACACGTTCAGTATCTGATGACAGAACTCTGATTCGTTACTTGATGCGTCACAGACACACAACCCCCTTCGAAATGTGTGAGATGAAATTCATTGTCCGTGTTCCAATGGACACATGGCGTCAATGGATTCGTCACAGAACAGCAAACGTAAACGAGTACTCAACACGGTACTCTCTGGCTATCGACCAGATTGCTAAGACTAAGCCCACAGAATGGCGTCTGCAGTCAACAGACAACAAACAGGGCAGTAACGGTTCACTGTCAGATGCTGATGGTAGAGAACTCTCTATCCGTGAGCAGGAACTACACGAGTTCTCTAAGGCAGTGTACTACGACAGAATCGATGCAGGCATAGCCAGAGAACAGGCACGTAAAGACTTACCACTGTCTACGTTCACTGAAGCTTATTGGAAGTGCGATCTACATAACATTTTCCATTTCCTACGTCTCAGAATGGATGCTCATGCTCAGAAGGAAATCAGAGAGTACGCTAACGTAATGAGTGAGTTCGTCAAAGAAGTATTCCCTATTGCATGGGAAGCCTTTGAAGACTATCAACTACATGCCGTACAACTAACAAGAATGGAAGTCGAAGTACTCAAAAACGTAAGCGATCACTTACAAACACATGGAGAAGTACCTTTCCTAAGTACAATCACAGCATTCACTGTTCAACAATTCCCAGACACCAGATCGAGAGAGTATAAGGAATGTCTCAACAAAATGAAAACACTCCTGTCATGTCAGTCCAACACGGAGGAGACCACTACAAAAAGTTAGCAATTCAGCCTGCAGAATACTGCCATAAGAACGGCATCGGTTTTCTTGCAGGCTCTGCTATTAAGTACGTAACTCGATACGGTTGTAAGAACGGTGCTGAAGATTTGAAGAAAGCAATCCACTTCCTTCAAATGCTACTACAAATGGATTATAGCATTTCTTCTTCAGTAAGTTACACCGATGGGAAGGCTCCCGAAAACAAACAGAGTAACACGAACTAGAGCCAGTAATACATGGACTGAGGCAGCATTCTTTGCTTTCCTACGCTCTGGTTTACGTCAACTCTCAATGAGATGGCCCCCTATACGGACAGTGTTATTCCGTGTACGTCGTCCATATAGTGGGCCTAATAAACGGCAGAAATGGGAATTCAAATGTGAGTGGTGCGGTAACTACTTTCCCAGAACTGGTGTTCAAGTTGACCATATCGAACCTTGCGGCAAACTAATGAAGATGGAAGACATTGGAGATTTCGCAAGGAAGTTATTCTGTGAAGAAGACGGATTACAGGTTTTATGTCGGGAATGTCATGACTGGAAAAGGTAATGGAATTCAAAAAGCCCCCTATCAACGTTTGGAATCCAATCCACAATGGTCTTTCTCTTTCAGCATTGGAATTATGGTTAGCCAACAAAGTAGCTTTCGAATTGAAATACTTCAGACAGCTTGAGCCTGTTGAAGAGTGGAATAAGAACACCCGTTACGGTAGTCTTGTTCAGGCAGGCATCGAAGGGTACATCAAAACATCAGAAATCAGAGGACTAAGTAAGTTCATTCAGAATGAGTTTGAACGACAAATCAAACAGCATCTTGAAGCAATCGATGATATTACATGGTGGTCACGATTAGCAGAACATACATGTAATGAATTCATTGTTCATTATGCTAAGGAACTGAAAGAATTCAACTTCACTAAGTCTGAAGCAAGGCATAAAGTAAAGATTGAGTTACCGTCAGGAAGAGAAATCTGCCTATCAGGTTACATTGACGGAGAGAACGAAACCTCCATCATGGAAAATAAATGTAGAGCAGATTGGAACCCGAAGAAAATAGCCGATGAAATTGACCTAAACCTACAGTACAACTACTATTGTATGCTCTGGTACGCTGAACATGATGCACTTCCTGAGTATGTCTGGTATCAGCACATTCGTCGTCCCGGTGGTTTTGGTTATCATGGTCCTAAGCAGAAAGTAAAGGAATCAAAAGAAGAGTATTTACAGCGTATCTGTGAGCACATTACAGATAATAGAGATGACTACTTCTACCGATTCGTAGGTAGACCTAAGATGGACACCTTCCTACGCTTTACACACAAGTGCCTATACCCTATATTAGAAGCATTCGTCGACTGGTATCTGTACATGATTCATCCTGACAGAAAAAATCAAATTAACAGGTATCATTGGATGACTCCCTACGGTCTCTACAACCCTTACCTAGAAGGAACAGATGAAAGATTTAGACAGTTTGCGTTAACAGGTTCAACAGTCGGTTTGTCACGAGTTATCAGGGATATATAATGCCTCCTACACCAAAAAAACCACTACGTCCAGCAGGTACAGGAATACCTGCAGGTACAGCGAAACCGAAACTACCTAATCCTTTCAGTGATAGCAGCACAGCTATTCCGGATGAAGGTAAGTTCATTATGATCTACTCTCCACCCGGAGAAGGTAAGACAACATTAGCGTCACAGTTCCCGTCACCAATGTTCATTATCACTCATGGAGAAACAGGTATCCATGCTGCTAAGAGAAAGGGAGTAGCGAATAGAGACATTCCTGTAATTGAGCTACCTGCTCTTTATGCTCAGTCAGAAATTCCGGTAGGTAAAGGTCACCCCGGATGGGATATGTGCGTCTCTAACACTGAGCGATTCGCTAAGGGAGGACATAGTTTCAGAACACTCGTTATTGACACCACGAGCGGTCTGGAAGCCTTATGTTTCCAGCATTGTGCTTCTCTTCAGTTTGAAGGTGACATGCAGAGCAGAGCACAGGATTGTTGGAATCATTATGCTAACGGTCCAAGAAAAGCTGCTGAATCTTATTGGCAGGGTGAATTCCTTACAGCATGTATTAACGCCGTAGGGAAAGGTTATAATGTAGTTCTTCTCGGACACTCAGCGTTACGTCTGCAGGCTAATCCTAACGGACCTGACTACAACGTTTTCAGTCCAGAACTGCAGAATAAGATTTTCATCTACACAAATAAAGTTCTGCATCACATGTGGTTTATGGGGCGTTATCAGGAATTCCAGACAGAGAAAGGTACTCGCAAAAGAACAGTAGTTAACTCAGAACGTTTCATCGGTGTTCAAACCGAAACATGGTATCAGGCTAAGAATTGGGATAACATTCAAGATCCTATCATCTGTGGTGCGTCTGCCGCAGAAACTTATACCAATCTCACTAAAATCATTCCTATCAATTGAGGTTAAACATGGCTGACAATAATCAGAGTCTCTTTGGTCTTATGCAGAAGAATGCACGTCTTCGAAAGAACATGCAGAAAGCTAAGACGACACAGGCTGCAAGAGAATTCAGTGGTCCTGATGGTGATTATCCTTGTCACTTCAAACGATTCGCAAGCTACGAAAAAGATAACGTACCTTGTGTAATCTTTGAATTTCGTACTACTGAGGATGCTGGTGAATTCGCTAATGAGAAGATTGTTAAATTCTTCAAGTTGGCAGACGGACCTATCAGAACAGCAGAAGAAGAACAGGCTCTGTTGTTCGAAACAATTCAGTTGATGGGTGTTAACACCGATCAGGACGAAAAGGATATCGAAGCTGAACTTAATGCACTTGGAACATCAGAGACGGTTATTGATGTTCGAGTAAAAACAACTGAATCGAAGAAGGATAAACGTAAGTACAAAAACTTCGATGTAGTTGGTGTCGCTGCAGAAGGACGTTCAGAACCTGAATACACCGATTCATCATCTTCACCGATCAAAACAGAAGCAAATGAAGACGAATGGAATGAGGAACCAGAAGCACCAGCAGAAACGACAGAAGATGAATGGGGTGAAGAACCTGAGGCAGAAGCTGAAGAGGTACACCCTCCAAGTGCTTACATCGATTACACATGCTCCTATAAGGGAGCAGTTTGTACGATCGTAGCTGCTGACGATGAAACGATGACAGTGGTTATTCAGAATGCAAAGAGCAAGAAGAAGCTTGCCAACATTCCATTCGATGCACTTGAATGGCCTCACGCATTCTAACGAAGAATAGTTTCTTCTTCAGTATCAGTTGCTCACAAACCCCTGTAGAGATACAGGGGTTTTCTTTCCTACCAGAAAAAATCAATATGATCAGTTTAGACACAGAAACAACAGGGTTATGGTTTAAGCATGGTTGTCAAGTGTTTGCGGTAGGCATCTACGACGGAGAAACAGACTATACAGCAAACGTGTTAGTTGACCCATTAACCAGACAAAGGAAGAGAGACTTCAGACAGGGTACGTTGAAGAACATCAAAGATAAATTCTTTAATGCCGACCTAGTCTGTATGCACAACAGCAATTTCGATTTGAAAGGATTAGTAGACTTAGGAATCATTCATACCAGTGATCCCGGCAGACCTGAGTTCTGGGACAGAATCATGGATACAACCATTCTGTCACATCTTCACCACAACACAGATAAGCGTTCACTAAAAGAACTCTCACGGCAATATCTGGATGTGGATTACACAGAGGAAACAGAGCTAGACGATATTGTTAAAATGTGTAGGAACTATGTTCGTTCAAAGTTCCCACACTGGTGCATTGCTGAGAACACGCCAAGACACAAGACACTAATACCTGCTGGTAAGTCATCCAGTTGGTTCAAAATGGATATGTGGTTACCTGAGTTGCTGTTCGAGACAACACCAAAGCAGGCTCTACATGAGTACTTCAATCGAGATAAAAACAAACCATTCAACATTGATAAACTCAGAACAGTGTTGATTAACTACCTTAAAGCTGACTGTCGATACACCTATGAACTCGCAGAAACAATGATGGCTAATGTTCTGGATGTTCATGGAGACAAGACAGAAGAACTGTTAAACATCAATAACCAGATCAGGCACATCATCTGGAAGATGGAAAATACAGGTATTGTTCTTCACAGTAGAGAATTGAAAGATGCTGTTAACGTCTGTGAAGAGAGTATCAAAGCTTATCACAGCAAGTGTAGTGAGGTAAGTGGGTTAACTGACTTCACACCAAACAACTTGAAAGAACTTCTTTATCGTCAGTGGGAGATTCCATGCCCAAAGAAAACAAAGAAAGGTAATGAAAGCACTGACGCTAAAGTATTGATCGACCTGAAAACAGAATGTGATGAAAATGAATTCGCACAGGGCAGCGAATTCTTAGCGTATCTCATGGCTCTACGTAAGACAACGAAGAAGCTTGAATACATCCAGTCTTACACTAGAGCATCAAAGGCAGCCGACAACAAGACTCTTTACATTTACCCTTCAGTGAATACTGTCGGCACAGACACATTGAGGTTATCTTCAAATGACCCTAACGAACAAAATATCAGTAAGACTCAGAACCCATTTGAAGACAGCTTTGCTGACGTTTCTGCTCTTATGGAGAACAGCCCGCATCTACGATCATTGTTCGGACCTCCAGATGGATTCTGGTGGTTAAGTAATGACTACAGTCAGCTTCAGCTTCGTATCTTTGCGGTGGTGACTAACGAAGAGGAAATGATTGATAAACTAAACAAAGGCTATGATGCTCACGACATTACAGCTAGACGTATCTTCGGTATTCCTGATTCACAACAACCATCCAAGTTACAGAGACGTATTGCAAAGAATGTAAACTTTGGTTTCATCTTCGGAGCGTCACCAAAGAAGATCGAACAAACAGCAGGGGTAGCAGGACTGTGGGATACTGTCACTGAAATGTTCCCTAATGCTCATGCGTTCATTGAGCAGATTAAACATGAAATTAAAGGCAATGACTATGTTCGTACTTTGGGTGGATATCCTCTGGATGTTCCCTTGCGTTTGAATGAGTGGCGTGGTACAATGGAAAAAGCAGCACATGCAGCAGTCTGCTACATCATTCAAGGCTCAGAAGGCGTCATTGTAAAACGAGCCATGCGTTACTGTGATGATTATCTTTCTCAGTATTATCCTCAGGGCAGAATTGCAATGCAGGTGCATGATGAAATCAACTTTGAACTACCAACGAAATTCCCTAAGAAACATGCAAGAGAGTTGAAGTCTCAGATGGAACGTGCAGCCGAAGAATATGGCGTATACGCTCCTGTGAATAGTGAAGTGATCTTTCGTAATTGGAGCAACGGAAAGGAATTGATTCTGTGAAGCTGTTAAACCATCTAGGTATTCATCACGATGAAGGTGCAGACAATGCTAAGATTGATTGTTTATGGTGCGGTAAGCAGTCATTGAATATTGACTCAGAAGCTCCCAATGCCTTTCAATGTTTCTCGTGTAAAGAATCTGGCAACGCCTACACACTGATTCGAAAGTTCTATGAGGGTCTTCCAAGTCTAGGCAAACAGGATGCAATTGCTCTTACCAATAAAAAGCAAGGAATCAAACCATTAACCTTGAAGAACATGGGAGTCAAAAAGCACAGAAACGACTACTACATTCCGATCTATAATCAAAAAGGAAATCTAGTTGCCCTACACAAATACCACCCGGCTACCAACATCGTTTACAACGGTCCTAAGCCTATTTCTCTTTCAGTAATCGGTCTGCAGACATTATCCTCAAACGATACTGTCTACATTGCTGAAGGTCATTGGGACTATATGATTGCTCGACAAATCATTAGTTTGGATGACTACAATGTTCTCGGTAGTTGCGGCAGTTACTTCCCTACAAACTTCTTACCCTTACTTGATAAGAAAAACGTAGTGGTAATGTTTGACCACGATAACGCAGGTAGAGAAGGTGTTGACTACATTGCTCGCCACTTGAAGTCATCCGGTATTAAAGTTAACAGTTTGGCGTATCTTGACTGGTCCAAAATAACAATTCCCTCTGGAACGATTCCGGATAAGTTTGATATCCGAGATTTGTACAACACGGTGAAACATGCTTGACATTATCAATAATGCTTTGACACAGATTGACTTCGACACGGTTAGCACTGTCAAAGCTAAAGCCTGTCATTCATTCGATGAATTGATTAACGTCTATCGTGAAGACCTAGTAATCACAGATAGCTTTGTTGACTGTCTTGCAATCTGCTGTGCTGTGCATATCGCTGTAAGGCTGGAGAGTGATCCACTGTGGATCTATCTGGTTGGCCCTCCTAGTAGTGGTAAGTCTACAATCTGTGACCTGCTCAGTGCCGACGAACACCACACAAGAGCATTGAGTAAGTTCACAGGATTGGTATCTGGTAGCCGTCAAGGTCAACACCTGATTCCAATGCTTCAGAATCGTTGTGTGATTGTTAAAGACGGAACACTACTTCTGGAGTCAACACCTCAACAGCTTGCGAATGTGTACGGAGAACTGAGAGATATCTTTGACGGTAGTCTTGAAGCCAGATATCGAAACGGTGTATCTGCATCATTCTCCAACATCTCTTTCGGTATGATCATCGGTATTACTGAGCGTATCTACGGTATGAACATGTCTGCCCTCGGTGAACGATTTTTACATTGCAGACTAGAGACAGACAGAGAGAATGAGATCCGTAGAAATAACTCAGCAATCACTTCACTACTCAAAGGAATAAAACTCAATGTTGCTGAAGGCAATGATAACGGAGACGCTCGAAGTTTCCCTAAACAGAGATCAGTCACAGCCGGATTTCTTAACCATCTCCATAGCCGACTTAGTAACGAATCGATCATCTCGCCAAACTATAAGCCTGAAGACGTTGAACTCATACAGAGTCTCGCAGACGTCATCGCTTGTAGTAGAGCTTCAGTCCCACGTCAAAAGAATGAAGATATCGCCTACACAAGCAGACCTGAAGCTTCTACAAGAGTTGCAAAACAACTTACAAGATTGGCTGTTTGCCTTTGTTATGTTTACGGGGTTAATGGCTTCAATGACAAGATCAGAAACAATCTCAGAAAAGTTGCCCTAGATACTTCCTTCAGTAAACAGCATGACATGATCAAATGTGTTGCACTTGCTGCAAACGGACTAAATAAGTCTTCAGTGTCAGTAATTACGGATATGAATATTGACACATGCAGCCGACGTATAGAAGATATGATCAGTCTTGGTATCTTCAACAAAGACAAAGAACCAAACAGACAGGGTAGAGGTAGACGGTTACATGTTGTGACATGTCCTGATTGGATCAACAAAAGCTTTAGGATTGCTTATAATGCCACCATTAGCCCGAATGCTTCAAATCAATCCCAAAAGAAACCATTGCAAAATCCCTTCACTAGAAAGAAAGAACAATGAGAAACTGAGAAGACTAACTCTACTCCGAGATGGTTACATGTGTCAGCATTGCTTCGAGCCATACCCCGAATCAAACCTACACTGTGACCATATTATGCCTCTACACAACGGAGGACAAGACGATCTGATCAACACACAAACCCTCTGCATCACATGCCATGATGTAAAGACTTCCAGAGAAGCAAAGAAATAGAAAGCCCCTACAATGCGTTACGTAGTCATTCACGATACTGATCACGATGGTGTTGCTTCTGCATGGTTGTTTGATAAGCACATGCACAGAGAAGATTT